AGAGGAATACGTAGACAAGATTGGCGCGCCAAAAAGCTTGTTTTACAAGGCCCGCATGTTCATGAAGCTGTTGCCGCCAGAATTTCGCGGTGGATTTGCGGCTGGTGTGACAGACCCACATATGCGCATCAAGTTTCCGGACACCGGATCGGTTATCGTTGGGGAAGCTGGTGACGGGATCGGTCGTGGCGATAGAGCATCAATATATTTTGTCGATGAAAGCGCATTTCTTGAGCGGCCACAGCTTGTTGAAGCATCGCTATCTCAAACAACGAATTGCCGCATTGATATCAGCACACCTAATGGATTGGCTAATCCTTTTGCCCAGCGTGTATTGTCTGGCCGATTTGATACATTCCGGTTTCATTGGCGTGACGATCCACGCAAGGATGATGCATGGTACAACAAGCAAAGAGAGATACTTGACCCCGTAACCGTCGCCCAAGAGATCGACATTGACTTTAGCGCATCGATTGATGGCGTGCTGATACCTAGCGCATGGGTGCAGTCTGCCATAGGGGCGCATAACAAGCTAGGATTTGACCCAACAGGGGAGCGCCTATCATCTTTAGATGTTGCGGATCTTGGCAAGGACAGCAACGCTCAGACGCTTAGAAACGGCATTATGATCGATGATGTCGATGAGTGGCATGGGGAAACTGTAGAAGATATTTACGGCACCACGTCAAAGGCGTTTGATAATTGCGACGAATGGGGCGTCAAGAAAATCATCTATGACAGTGACGGCCTAGGCGCTGGTGTGCGTGGCGATGCCAGAGCGTTGAACGAAAATAGGCAAACCGTCAAGATTGCTGTGGAGGCATTTCATGGCGGCGGGGAGGTGGTTGGTAAAGACAAGCCGTTTATTGAGGGCCGCACTAACGGAGAGTTCTTCGATAATTTCAAGGCTCAATGCTGGTGGATGCTTCGAGAGCGGTTTAAGGCCACACACGAGGCGGTAACACAAGGCAAGGACTGGAAGCCAGACGACCTGATCACGATTAACCCTCAATGCAAACATCTTGATCGGCTGACCAATGAACTTAGCCAGCCGACCTATAAGAAAAGCGCAAGGGGAAAGGTTGTTGTAAACAAGGCCCCTGATGGAACAAAATCACCAAATCTTGCTGATAGCGTCATGATGGCGTTCATGTTGGCAAAGCCAAAGCCGAAAGCAGGTGTGTTTATCAAGTCTCGCAACAGGTGACTGTTTTTAGTTGTCTTTGTACGATGATCGTATTTCGCGCACATAGAACTTTCCGCACCATTTACAATTGCCCACCTGCACCATCGATTTCTTTCCTTGGATTGTCATTTGCTCTGGGTCGCGCCATTTGAACTTATGCAGGCATATGCCAAAAATAACGCGAATAACCCATTTTATAACCATGATGCGCCCCCGACCTTGGCTTTTTTTAGCGCATCATTGGCGGTCCGCTGGAAATCACCCGCAGCACCGGGAACCAATGCGCTATGCCATGCTATCTGCTTCAACGCATCTACCAGTTCGGCAATGAGGGAGTCTTTGTTAGGCTGGCTATATAGGTTCCAAACCTTGATGCAGTCACCCTCAGGGTAGATCAGCTTGGCTTCCCGGTTGAACTCTTCGCGGTCAGCAATGAAATACCCGCATTCTAGGCATTCAACGCGATACCAAAACCGGCCATAGGTGGAATAACCGTGGTCGCATGCTTCGATGAGATAGACGCTGGATGACCGGCATTTCGGGCACCTGCAAAGAACTGGCTTGTCCGTAATCGTCACGACACAATCTCCTTACGATGCGCCCACCACTTGCGCAGCGGGCGTGTGATTTTGTGGAAAAGTGCGGTCATGTCCAGCCCTCCGCTTTGGCAATTGCACCTTTCGCTTTCGAGATTGCATCCCGTGCAGCCTTGGCTTTGGCGAGGGCGGCACTAATTTGGCCTATCAGCTCATCCTTTGCCGGATATTCATACGCAGGCTCTCCACTATAAACATCGTCAACCTGATGATACCCAAGGAATCCGTCTGGTAGGCGCACAATAGATTTATGCACCTCCTCCAGCGCCCCAACCAGTTCGGTTATGAGGGCGTCTTTCTGTTCGATTTCGCTCCATGATGGGCCATAGCTAAGGATTTGGGATAGCGTGACGTGACGATATCCAGATGGTGGCCACCCTTCAAAAAAATCAACTTCGTTGTCGTTAATGTCCCAGTCCACAAAATTTGCATCGTCAATTGAATGCCACCAATTAACTGGCGTTTTTGCCCCAGCCGCGACAAACGCGTCAATCACCAATTGGCGCTTATCGAACGGGATTTCAGATGTTAAGATATAGTCGCCGGGCTGTAGTTTGAAGGTCATGGGTTATTCCTTTTCAACATAAATCAGATCAAGGATGGCGTCATACCACGGTTAAATTGGCTTAACGTGTTCGCGCCAGTTATCACAGTTCACGCTGCTGGGTAGGTTGCGGACAACTCCGATAAAGTCCAGAACGTGGTTAATATCAACATGCCCGGCCGCATCATCGTGTTCAGATATGGGGACAAATTTTCCTTTACTATCGAAAACAGCGATTTCAGCATTTCGGCAAAAATCATAGTTTCCGGTGGTAGCATCAACACTGCTGTTGCGGTTGTCGCAATAGGCCCCGCCCCCGAACTGGACTGATATTGTCAATCCGTTGTCAAAATCGATTTGAAATCCACTATTCCTATTACATGCAATTTCATACATTAACTTAATCCTTGGTTAGTGGCGGAGCCGAAGCCCCGCCTTTTGATTATTCGCCATTAAACCAACGTTCAGCCGCAGCAACAGGGCCGTCAACCTCATCAGGATGTAGCGTAAGGCTGTTGCCAATGCCGCCTGATACCTGATTTACCATGCCGCTATTGTATCCGTCCCAAAGCACAAAAATATTATCGTCAAATTCATGCATCGTTAAAACAACTTCGTCATCCGGCAGAACATCAGCGTCGTCGCGCATCTCTTTTGCCCAGCCCCGCATATCTTCAAACAGGATCGCGTTATTGATTTCGTCATCGGTGGTGCGGTTGGTGATTTCGAGAATTTTGGTCATGATCTTAATCCTTGGTTCATTGTTTCGATAAACACACCATCGCATACAAAATCTATCGGGTCAATACCCTAAATTGCAAAAAATGCAAATTGCTTTCTGGTTGGATAGAACATAACGAAAACAAAAAGTTTACACCCGCTCTGAAAGCATGTATCTTTAACCAGAAATAGGTTTAGGATATTGCTTTGTCTCGCAGCATGATTGCAAATGCCGTACAGCGGTCAATCGGAAAGATGTTTCCGGGGTTTTACAATGTAAACCCCAAGCGGAATATCTATGCAGACTATGGCTACCCAGACCAGCTAACATTTCACGATTTATATGCCACCTATCGCCGCAACGGCATTGCCCACGCGTCGGTTGAAAAAACCAAGCTGAAAACGTGGCAAGACTATCCTGAAATCTGGGAAAGCGAAACCCCAACCGAAAGCCAGATTGAAAAAGACATTCGCCAGCGCCTAGAGGACTTGCGGTTTTGGCAAAAGGTATCCGATGCAGATGCGCGGTCTATGGTTGGTGGGTACGCGGGCATTATCCTGCGTCTTGCTGACAATAAAGGGTGGACAGAGCCAGTAGACCGCGTTCCCGGTGGGCTTGATGCATTGGTAGAGGTTATCCCTGCATGGGCGGGACAGTTGACCGTTTCTGAGTGGGGATCAGACGAGCGCGATAGCGAGACTTACGGCCAGCCTAAGATGTTTCAATTCAACGAGGCTGCCATACCTGATGGCAATAGTTCCAACGGCAACGGCAACCAGCGTTCGTTTAATGTGCATCCAGATCGAGTTGTGATTTGGTCAAAGGACGGCACCGTTAATGCAATGTCCGATTTGGAGCCTAGCTATAACTCCCTTCTTGACATGGAAAAAATTGCGGGGGCTGGCGGCGAAGGTTTCTGGAAAACCGCACGGGCTGCTTTAGCTATTGAGGTTGATAAAGAGGCGCTGGCGGCAGACCTTGCGGCATCGCTGAATGTGGACGAGGCCGGTATTGCAGATGCTCTTGACAATAATGTCCGTGAGTTTATGCAGGGGTTTGATACCAGTTTGATGTTGCAGGGTATGCAGGCCAAGCCAATTAACGTTTCTTTGCCAAGCCCTGAACATTTCTTCGCGACCCCGTTGCAGATGCATTGTTCAAGCTGGGGTATGCCGATGAAAATCATGGTTGGTATGCAGACAGGCGAACGCGCAAGCCAAGAAGATGCCGCCGAATGGTCGCAGACGATTATGTCACGTCGGGTTAATCTTTGCCGCCCGACAATCAAGGAGATGTTGAACCGGTTTGAACGGTTTGGCATGATCCCGGATCGGGATTGGGTGATTGACTGGTCTGATTTGACCGAGGCAAGCAT